AGACATTGATACCACTGCCGGTGATCAGCCAAAAGACGCCGCTTCCAAGCGCGTTCAGGACGCCACCGACAAGGCGAACGCAAAAGGCTACCTCGGTATCAGCACCGACCCGACCCCGAATGAGAACTACACCATTCAGGGCGTAACGTCGGGCAAGCCAACGCCGGAAACCGACCCCGCGCAGGCGGCAAAAGTCGGTTCGTCTCGTTTCTCCGGCGCGTTCGTGCCGGAACTCAAAGACGAAGATAAGTAAGCCACAACCTGCCGGGGTTTACACTTAGCCCCGGCAGGTTTCCCCTTCCTGAAAGGTTCCTGCTGTGACACTTGGCGAAGCGACAATCGAAATAACCTCCATGTGTGCGGCAGAGGAGTTCCCCCAACTTTCTGTTGATGAGATTGAACGGGTTATTCAGAACGCGTCTCGCCGGGATGAGTACGGACTATTGCCTTATTCTTCGGGGTGGACACCGACGTATGACCTCGACGCCGCTGCTGCGGACGGGTGGCGTATCAAAGCCGCGAAATGGGCGGGCAGGGTAGATGTCTCGGACGGTAACACGCGTATTAGCCGGTCACAGGGTCACAAGATGGCAATGGAGATGGTGAAACTGTACGCCGGTCGCCGTGTCACTTCTTCCTCCCTTTCAACGTCAGGCAGCACGGATTACTGCGGTTCCTTCTGCGGGATTGTGAACCTTTGATGGATACCACGATGGAACGCATGATAGCCCCGCAGGAAATGGCGTCTCTTCGGGCGGATATGCGCGACACCTTCCTGTATGACACCGCAACCCTTCGCCGTGACACGCAGAAAACAACTTCCCCTGTCGGTGGGACGGTATCGGGATGGCAGACAATCGCAACGCTTCGCTGCCGGGTGCGCCCCGCAAAGCGTCAGGGTGAGCCGATTGTGGCAAGCCGGTTAGAAGCGCAGGCGGACGTTGAGATTATCTTTGAGCCTGGTGTGGACGTGCGCTCCGGCGACCGGGTGCGAACAAACGGCGTGGAGTATGAGGTGATCGGCAGCGACGGGCCGCGAACGGACGCGCTGCTTCTTGTTGTGCCGTGCGCGAGGATTAAATCGTAAGCCATGCCATTCACTACCAGCCTCACAGGGAACTTCACCACTCCATCCGGCGGCATTATAAATGTCACCAGTTATACTGCTGGCGAAAACACACTCGCGGGTGGCTTCTGGCATCACTGGCCCGGTTGGTGTCAGATTGCTGGCAACCAGTTTCAGGTGCTCCACGATGAGAACAGCAACGAGTTTTTCAAGAACGTCGTCTGGGATGTGTCCACCACCGCGTATGCCGGTCAGGGCGCGACGTTCGAGATACCGGCAGGCATTGGGAATGCATGGCTGCTGTCGGGTCATGTGCGCGGTCGCTACTGGCCTGACAGTTTCTACAACTTTAGCAGTTATCTCGTCTCGTTTGGTAAGGGGCTGACTGGTGTATTGGACTTCTTTGCCACCAATATTATCAATGGTGGAATTACTGACTTCTCTCCTGCTTCTTTTAGCACGACATGGTACGACAACGCGAAAGCGTATCTGGTTAACATTCGCGCGACTGGGACGAACCCGACGACCATTCGCGTCCGGGTAACCGAGAAGATAGGCGGCTTACAGGTATTTGACAGCGGTGCTTTGACTAACAGTAGCGCAGAGCTACAAAGCCCCGGTTGGTGCGGCTTTGGGAATTACCGCCAGAATGGGTTCAGTTATATCAATGCGACCCCGACCGGCACGCCGCAGATGTTTACGGAGATTGATACCGGCGTCGTGGCTCTTGTCGCGGGAACGCCGACGCTGACCGGACGCACCACCACTACGTCTACCTACGATTCTTCTGCCAGTGGCGGCACTCCTCCCTATACGCACCAGTTCTACCGCTCGAACCTTCTCGCCTTCACGCCGGGGCCGGGGAACCTGATTACCGGCGCAACGACTGACCCGTACATCGACACGCATGGACTACCCGCAGGGAAAATCTATGGCGTCAAAGAAGCGGTCACGGATGCCGGGGTGCAAAACGGTGTCAGCGGCCTGCTGATTGTCGAAACACTACGCCCTGCACTGGGGGCATTGCCGCCGATAAAACCCGTGTTCGCGGGCGGCTTCGTATTGGCACCTCCCGGTGACAGTATCTCGGCGGGCGGTAACGGTCGCGGCACGGAGATGAAGGCGTGGCTGGAAAGTACCGGCGGCTTCGCGGTCGGGGCGGTGAAAATCGGTTTGGCAAGCGCGTGGAGCGGCTCTAAATGGACGGACTGGGCAACGGGTGCAGGGCTTTACTCCCCGACGGGCTTCGGCCCCGGCGCAGGCGGAACTCCCGGCCGGAACACTGCCAACATCCTCACGAACTTCGAGGAACTCACGTTGGCTTTGTCGGCGGCGAACCCCGGCCTGCCAGTTGTGGTTTCGGTTCTGCTCGGCACCAATGACGCGCAGACCGATGTCACTACTGCTGCAAGCCTTGCCGCCGCCGCTGGTTTCTTCGGTGTCTGCGCCTCGCACGGCTGGTATGTCACGATTGAGCGGCCCCCTTATATCGGGCCTGCGGTTGCCACGGATGCCCGCCTTGACCTGCTGCTCGCCACGCACGAAGCTATCTGCGCCGCCTATGTGAATGGCACGACCGTTTTTCGGGGCGATGACCGCACCTTTTACGAGGACTACACCACCTATCCGCTGTATCACCCTGCCGGAGACGCAGTACACCTGAACGCTCAGGGAAATACGGCGTTGCGTATCAATCAAGCGCAGAACGCCCGGTATACGGTTCTGGCAGGCTCGGCTGCGTCAGACACCACGCCCCCGACCATCTCTGCTGCTGTCCTTGCCGCCGATGGAGTGACACTCACTCTCACGACAAACGAGACGACAACGGGCAGCGCGGGCTTCATCGTGACGGTCGGTGGCGCGACGCGCCCGCACACGCCCGCGCGAACCAACAGCAACACTGTCACTCTCACCCTTTCTTCTGCCGCCTATGCGGGGCAGCCGGTGACGCTTGCCTACGCCCAGGCGGCAGGCGACATCTTAGACACGGCAGGGAATGAACTTGCCGCTATCACTTCTCAGGCAGTGACGAGCAACAGCACCCAGACCGCGCCGGTCGCGCCGGGCACGGGAGGAGGCACCGGAACGATTACTTATCTTTTACGAACCGGGGAAGGCTACCCCTCCGATACCGTTTATCTCACTGCGGGCGACAGCGGGCCTGCCCTGGAGTATCAGGTCAAGGACGACTCCCTAAACGCCGTGCCGCTTGCCACCGCTGCTGTGGTGAACTTCATCCTGCGAAAGCGGGGCGAGACGCTTGCGGCGGTAGATGCGCTGGGCGTGGTCGCGTATGGCCCACACGGCATCGTCACTTTCGACTGGGCACTTGCGCCCGGCGGCGTTGTCCCGGCGTCCGGAGAGTACCAGGCGCAATGGAGCGTCGGGGGCATCTCCTACCCGCTGGGCAAGCCGCTTAAAGTGATGATCGCCGCGAGTTTAGACTAATGGGAATGACTGTCGAGGTTAAAACGGCGGGGGCGGATAAGTTGGCGCGGCGCATGAATGACGCAGACGCACTGGTGGGCACGTTCGCGCTTCAGATAGAGGCGAATGCAAAAGCGGCGATACAGACGGGCGGCAAGAGCGGCAGGACGTATCGCCGCGGCAAGAAGGGCGTTCACACCGCAAGCGCACCGGGAGAAGCCCCGGCAACCGATACCGGGCAGTTGGTCAATAGTATTCAGTCGCAGCGGGAAGGACGCGCCTCTTGGGCGGTGAATGTGCTTGACCCGAAGGGGCGGATGCTGGAAACCGGAACACGCCGGATACTTCCCCGACCGTTCCTGAAACCGGCGTTGGAGAAGGTTCGCAAGCCGTTCTACGCCGCCGTCAGGAAGTTATTCAATGACTGAGGTCATGCAATGATTGAAACTGTCGCCGTGGAGACGTGGATTTACAGCACGTTAAGCGGGGACGCGACCCTGACGGACTTGCTGCCCGGCGGCATTTATCCGCGTCTCGCGCCGCAAGACCAGTGGGCAGACCATATCACGGTGCGCCGAGCAAGCGGCGGCGGCAGTGGCGACGACAACACGCTCGGCATGGTGCGAACCGTGGTGGAAGCGTTTTACGAGGTTCGGGTGTGGCATCGAGGCGATGACCATACCTGGATTGCGGAGGCGGCGCACCGAATGGACGCGCTGCTTCACGGGGCGCGGCAGGAAGTGACGAACCCGCGCTTTTTGATGATGCGAACCGAGACGATTGAGGAAGAAGAAACCGAGAGCGGCGTGACGTGGTACGCGCTCGGTGGTGTGTACCGGGTGCTG